AATTCTCAAGGATATGAATGATGCAGTAACTTCAATTGAAGAAATAACCAAAGGAGTTGAAATTCCAGATACAGTTTTATTGCCTATTGCTCAATGGCGTATTATTGCAACCACTCCAAGAAGTGACGAAAGTGATACCACTATTAAGGAATTCTTCATGAAGAATAATCCTGATATTAAACAAATTGAGCGGGTTAATGAAATGGCAGATGTGGCACCGCTGCCGAGTGGCGCAGCTGGACCGGCAGATGTTATGGTTACATATGCAAAAGACCCTGACATACTGTCTTTAGAAATTCCCCAACCTTTTGAACAATTTCCAGTTCAAGAACGGAATTTAGAATTCGTTATTCCAGCACACTCCCGTATTGGTGGCGTTATTGTATACTATCCTCTGGCAATTAAAATTTCAGAAGGTATATAACACCTCCATTGGTGCTCTGTCTTACTGGTATACTAAGACATAAAATAATTGTATACCACAAAAATTTTTCAATTTAAAAACAATGGAGGAAAAAAATGTCAGTTATCGTAAAAAGAAAAAAAGCAAATTTATACAGTATTGAAGGGATAAAACTTTATCCGGGAAATACTAAATTAACAGATGAACAAGCAGAACTAATTTTCAATACACCTGCTTGGAAAGCACAAGTCGCAGCGGGAGTAATGTGTAAAGTTGAAGCATTGAGCCAAGATTCAAAAGAAGAAACTGGTGATATTGCTAAAATGAATGCACAAGATGCAATTGCAGTTATTCAAGACACCTTCGCAATTCCTCATTTACAAGAAATGTTAATAAGTGAACAAGACAATAAAAGCCGTATTACAGTTATTCGTGCTATTGAAGACCAAATAAAAGAAATCAAAACTATTCCAAAGGAATAACATGTCAATAACCACTGTAGCTGATATTGTTGCTTTAAAAAGCCCTGACCACGCAACGGACCCTAGATTGGCTGATTTTGAAGCATTAGCAGCATTCCATTTAGCATCAAGTGTTTTTGGTAATAGATGGGTATATGCAAAGGCTTTGTTAGTTTTACATTGGTTGACACTTGAGAGCCAAGGTGGCGGAAATTCTGCCACCTCTGGTTCCGGTGCTATTGGTGGAATTTCTTCTGAAAAAGAAGGCGACTTAGCAAGAAAATTCAATGCTATTGTTTCTGCTGAGGATAGGAATGGTTATTTAAAAAGTACAGCCTTTGGTGCAGAATTAATTCAATTATGGAGAAGCCTGATACTTTTACCAATGACACGACGTAAAGGTTACATTTAATGGTGAAAGATATTGATTACGGTTGGAAAAGGTTGAAAAGAGATTTCAAACTTTTGAATAATTCTTATACTAAAGTTGGAGTTTCAAGCAATAAAATGCGTACAACTGAAAAAGGTGAACCAATTACAATGGTACAAGTTGCGGCTATTAATGAATTCGGTACTAAAGATGGAAGAATTCCGCCTAGACCTTTTCTGAGAAATGCTTTTGATAAAAATGTAAAAAATATCAATACATTTAAGAAAAAACTGGTTACTAAATTAATAAATCGTGAGACTAGTCCAAAAAAAGCATTAGCATTATTGGGTGAATTTATTACTAATAAAGTTAAAACTGAAATTAGAAATTTAAAGTATCCACCCAATGCACTTTCAACAATTTTAAAAAAGGGAAGTGACAATCCATTAATTGATGAAGGACAATTAATTCAAAGTATTGAGCATATAGAGGTTATTAGATAAATGAGTTTTTCGCAATTTAATCAAGATATTACTGGATTAAGATTCAGTGCAGGCACTACTGTAAAAGGACGGTATACAGCCGGTTCAACAACGCCACTAAATTTTAAAGGGAGTGTGCAACCAGTTACAGGAAATAATATTCAACAATTGCCTGAAGGTCGGAAAAATTTTGAAGCTTATTTTATTTATACAAAAACTGAATTGTTTGTAGATAATCCTACTGCACAAACATCTGCTGATGAAGTAACCTTATTTGGAAAAGCATTTGAAGTAATAAAAGTTGAAAATTGGCAAAACAAAGTTATACCTCATTATAAAATAACTGTGAGTCTGAAAAAACGTGCTTAATTTTACTACTATACAAGATAAGATTTATGACTGGATAAATACAGAATCTGGTCGTGAAGCAATTTGGGATAATCAAAACAATCCTTTTAATAAACCTGCTGAACCATATTTCAGTATAGGTCTAGGTACTTTTGATGCTCCAAATCATGCTTATAAATCAGTCCCAAATCTCGATGGATTCTCTACTTTTAGAACTGATGAAGCATTCACATTATTAATTCGTGGATTTGGTCCCGGTATTGTTCAACTTACCCAGGGATTGAAAAAATCATTACAATTTGAAAGAGTTCAAGTTTTATTACGTGAAGCTGGACTTGCTATTGTGGATTGGTTTTCAGTTTTAGATATTTCTGGGCTTGATGGTACTGAGATGCAAGAGCGCTCAAGTTTTGATTTACGTCTACGTATTGCTGATGAAGAAACTGATGAAGTTGGTATAATTGAAACAGCAATTGTTGATGGTGTATTAACTGGGAGTAAATTCGACCAAACAATTTCAGTTGAGGCAGGGGGGGCAGTCGATTATATATGGGAACTTATTGCTGAAAAAGCCCATTCTTTACATTTAAGTATTGCTGGAATAGCTGAGCTTTCTAATGAGTTATATGTTACTGGTGATACTTATGGTAGATTATACAAATGGGATGAACTCAATTCTTTTATTGAAGTAATTGGTGGTAATAATTATAGCCGAACTGATTTAATTTTATATGATGATAAACTTTGGGCTTCAGGAGGTTGGTATGAAAAACTATGCGGCTTTTATCATGATTTGCCTCCATTAACGGCTTATCGTTACTGTTTTTCTTCAGGGAGTGCAAGCAGTAATTATTCTGTGAAAGTTATTCCCTTGAATGGTAATGTGTATATTATTACTCGAAATCGTAGATTATTGATTTGGAATGGTTGGTTTTCTAATGTAATGACTCCAGTAACTACAACACTTAGTACAACTCCTTATGCAAGATTTTATTCTGGAATTTTATTCAATAATGAAATTTATGCGAGTGGTGAGTATGGGATTCTTGTAAAATGGAATGGTATTGATGCATGGGAACTTCTTAAAGCGCCAGATATATTATTAGGTACTGTTTATGAATTATGCATATTTGAAAATGAATTATATGGAGTGATGAATGAATATATTGTAAAATGGAATGGCGTAGATAATTGGGTTCGTGTAACTGAAGAAATTACTGGATATGGGAATTTAAGATGTCTTACTGTTTATAAAGGTATGCTAGTTACTGGTACTAATTATTGTAAATTATATCGAGTAAGTTTATTTACTGGAAAATTAGTTCAATTAGTGCATACTACGTCACTTTTAAATATATCCAATCAATATCTTAATAAATTGTATGCTCGTTCAGATGGTTATTTATATGCTGGAACATCAGGCTCTTTAGGTGCTTATTTATTACGGGTTAAAATCAACTAATAATTAAAGGAGGAGAAATATGTCCTTAGAAAGTATTGTCAACGTTCAAATCTCACGTGAAACTTCTTCAGTTTCAAGAGCAGGTTTTGGTGTACCCCTGATTTTAGGTACATCAAAGGCTTTCACATCTTTACTGAAATTTTATTCATCTTACAATGCGGTATTGGAAGATTTCATTTCTACTGATAAAGAGGCAATTGCTGCTTCTGCAATATTCAGTCAAAATCCAGTAGTAGAACAAATAGCAATCGGACGACGTGAGACAGGTGATAATGTTGTTGTGACTGTTGTAACTGTTGAAAACTCAACTCAATATTCTTGCACAATTAATGGTACAGTTTTTTCAGTAACATCAGATGCAACTGCAACTGCAATAGAAATTGCTGGATTGTTAGTTGCTGCAATCAATGGTGGGTCAGAACCGGTGACGGCTACTGATAATGGAGACGGTACCTATGATTTAGATGCTGATGTTGCTGGGACACCATTTTCATTGAAACTTGATTCACGTCAATCTGCAGTATTTACTACTCCAAATACTGTTGGAGATGATTTAACAAATATCGATATGGAAAATCCAGATTGGTATGGGTTAATTCTTGTAAGTCGTGTACAAGCTGATGTTGAAGCTGCTGCGGCTTGGACAGAAACACAAAAGAAAATATTTATTACTGCATCAGCTGATTCAGATATTGCTGATACAACAGATGCTGCTGATACAACGACAATTGCAGCAGTTGTTAAGGCAGCGGCTTATGCAAGAACTGCTGTATTTTATCATGCAAGTGCTGCTTCTCAATTTTTAGATGCTGGATTGTTAGGTAGAATTTTACCCCAGAGTCCGGGAAGTTATACGGCCGCATATAAAACAATTGCTGGAATTACTGTTGATAATTTGACTGATACTCAAATAGCAAATATTCTTGCAAAAAATGCCAATTTGTATATTTCTGTTGCAAGCGTAAATATTACACGGAATGGCACTGTTGGCGAAGGCGAATATATTGATATTATTATAGGTGTTGATTGGTTGCAAGCAAGATTAACAGAAAGGCTTTATGGTCTGTTAGTTAATAACTTGAAATTACCTTATACTGATGAAGGAATCACTGCAATCGATGCTGAAATAAGAGCTCAGTTAGATGAAGGAATTGATGCAGGGTTTATTACTAATGACCCAGCATATATTGTAACTGTTCCTAATGCTGCTGATGTATCTGCTCAAGATAAAGCAAATAGAGAACTGAATAATGTCACATTTGCTGCAACGTTGGCCGGGGCTATTCATAAAATAACAGTTAATGGAACAGTTTCTTTATAGAAATTATTAACAATTAAAGGAGGCAAAAATGTCTGTTAGAACCTTTGACCCAAAAAAATTAATCATCACTTATGGTGGTGTGCCACTGAGTGGTTTTGCCGATGGTACATTCGTTACTGTTGAAAGGGAAAACGATTTATTTTCAAAAGTTTCAGGAACAGATGGAGTAGTTTCCAGAGCAAAATCAAATGACAGGTCTGGTTCATGTACTGTATCACTTGCTCAAACAAGCCCTTCAAATGATGTTTTATCTGGTTTTTATCAACTAGATGAAAAAGCAAATACTGGGGTTTTGCCATTAATTGGTAAAGATTTAAGTGGTAGAACTGTTTTTGCTTCTGGGAATGCTTGGATTAGAAAACCACCACCCATTACAGCCGGTAAAGAAATTGAAAATCGTGATTGGATTATCGATTGTGCCGATTTGGATATGTTTATTGGTGGTAATGGCGAATTATAATTCAATTCAAATATAACAAAAAAATCAATGGAGGTGTTATATGATACAAACAAAAGAAAAGGAGATTGATGGTAGAAAAATTTCTGTTACTCAATTTCCAGCACGTAGGGGTCTTGCTTTAAAAACAAAATTAATAACCCTATTTGGTCCAGCATTATTTTCAATTATATCTTCTTTTTCAGGTGTAAAATCTGTTAAAGATTTAATGGATTCTGATATTGATTTGAATAATATTGGACAAATACTTGATAAATTATTTCAAAAAGTTTCGAGCTCTATATTAGAAGAATTGATATTTGAATTACTTGCATCAACCAGATTAGATAATCAAGAAATAACTTCAGCAGTATTTGATTTGGAATTTGCAGGTAATTATGGTACACTATATAAAATTTTAGGATTTGTGTTGGAGGTGAATTATGGTTCTTTTTTGGCACTAAGCAATATTGGAAACTTAAGCAAGAAAGTGATGTAACAGTTGACAATATTGCTTCTTATTTAGACGATTCTATAAAAGAAGAATTCTTAATATGGTTATTACTTTTTGAAAA